CCCCCGCAACAGTAACCCGTGCCCCAATGATCGGGACGACTGAAGCGCTGGACCATTGCTGGCGGCTTGATGTTACAGAAGCCTCGAACCCTTCCAAATATCCGCCTGGCTCAAATTCCTTTGAATCTGTGCGGCTCGTTACGGTTCCTCGGTATTTGCTGCCAGCGTAGTCAAAAATGATTCCTGTTTGCACCTCCAAATCAACTTGCTGTTCATGGGCTATCCTATCCTGCTCGCTGCCCCTTGAAAAAGTTTGTGCTCTGGATAGCGTTGTGTAATCAGGCGATGCGGTAACAACTTCGGTTGTGAAAACGTCCACCCGGCTCAGTCCATCACCTTCCGGGACATCAAGCGCAATTGTCACCTCGTCCTCGTAATCCCCGCTTTCATTGGTCCGTTGAGCAACATAGGCCGTTGCGTCAAATTGCGGCTCGTCTGCCGTAACCCTGAACAAGCGTCCATCATCGCTCCAGGTATAACCCTCGCCAATCGCAGCCCAGGTTGTGGGTGTTGCGGCGGCTGCTGTCTCGTAGAGAAAGCGGCTATTTGTTTGGGTTATTTTGTTGTCGGCCATATATTCAAAATGCCCGGCCCGTCATGCAGACAGACCGGGCAACGGAACCAATACGATTTCGGGTGTTACTTGGTCTTGGCTGTTGGTTTTTTTTCGGAACTCGGCGGAGTCTGCGAAATATCACGGCGGCGGCGATACGGTGGGCGGCGGTATTCCTGGATCTGGATATATTTGCCGCTTGGGTTGTCCCGCTCTTTGTCAAACGCCTGCTTGATAACGTCTGCATCTTCGCTGATGGCAATCGCTTCAAATTCGCCGGTGCGTTTGAGCCCTATTAGGATGTTGGGTTTACTGACCATTTTGTTTATGCGCTTAAAATTCGTTTGAGTGCGGATCCGTTTCCGACTGCCACGCCATAAAGCAGTCCGACGGAAAATTTGTATAATCCACCGTCGCGGTCATACCACGCCCGAAACTGCAACGGTATGCCTGTTTTTGGATCGACGGTATTTAAAACCTGAACCCTGGGCGATAGTGGGGGCGCAACTGTTCGCGCTGCAATAAGGAGTGCGGACGGGTGGCAAACAAATCCAGCCAGGTTTTCAGAGTTCGTCGGGATTGATTCGTATTCATTGATCCCAAACCCGTGAATCATTCCAGCGGCGTGCTCTCTTACTGCTGCCGGTGATCCGTAAGCGCTGGCGTCCTGGATCGCAGCGTCTTTTTGGAGGCTTGCATTGTATGACGGGCTGATGAGCGCGGACCTGAGCGACTTTGGAACCTTCAGCGTGGTGAGTGCTCCAGCTAGGTCCGCAAGATCATCGCTGTCGAAATTTGCGGCGGTGATTACGCTGTTTGCTGAAAAATTGGCGTTCGTGACGAGCGCAAGCAAATCATCGGCCACCGCTTTGCATGTGGCTTCAACTGCTGGCTCAACAAACATGCGCTGAACCCAATCGACATCTCCAGCCTTGGAAACTTCCGCATCGGTGAACCCGGTCACAAAGCCCTTGAAATTGGACAGTGTGACCGTTTTCGCCGTGCTGGTTACATCGGATGCCGAGTAACCACTTGACAAGTCCTGGACCGTGGCGCTTGAAGGAATTCGAGTTGTGACGCTCGCACCCTTGTTTCGGATGTCCTGCGAAAAATCGCGGGTGAACGCTGACAACATGAAGAACTGACTCCCCAGGTAATCAAGCGTTTGCTCGGCAATAGCCGCAAGGTTTATTCCTCCAAGCGTGTTGGCCATAGGTCAGGCTTATGCGGATTTGATTCGTTTGAGTGCGGTCGCGTTGCCAGCGGCTACACCGTAAAGAACACCCATGGACACCTTGTAAACACCGGCGTCAGGGTCATACCATGATCGGAATTGAAGCGGCAATCCTGTGCTTGGGTCGGTCACGTTTTCAACCTGCAGGCCCGGATCGCTTGGCGTTGCTGGCTGGCGAGCGGCCAACAGCAATGCGGAAGGATGCAGAGCGATTGCGGCGAGGTTTTCAGAGTTCGTAGGAATGTCTGAGTATTCAAACAGGTTGAATCCATGCACCCGGCGCGCTGCGTGCTCGCGGACCGCTTCAGAGCCGGCATATGAGCTTGCGTCCTGAACAATGGCATCCTTTTGGATGGATGCGTAGTAGGTCGGGGGAAGCAACAATGCACGTTCAGATTTCGGCACCTTGGCGGCGCTTAGGTCAGCGGCCAGGTCTGCGATTTCATCAACGTCGAAATTTGCGGCGGTGATGACTTCGTTAGCCGAAAACGTCGCATTCAAAACCAACGCGAGCAGGTCATCCATGACCTTGTTCAATGTGGCTTCCAATGCGGGGGCCATGAAGATTCCTTGCAACCAGTCCAGGTTTCCAGCTTTGGAAACCTCGGCGTCCGTAAACCCGTAAACAAATCCGTAAAATTTGTTAAGGGTGATTGTTTTGGCAGTGCTGGTTACATCGCTTGCAGAGTAACCGCTTGAAAGGTCTTGGACCGTGGCGGCACTAGGAACGCGAGTGGTTACAGACTCGCCACGGCTGGCGATGTCTTCCGAAAAATCACGGGTGAACGCGCGAAGTGGGTGAAACTCATAGGATAAATAATCCAAAGTTCCTTGAGCGATTGCGGCCAAATTAATGCCGTTTAACGTGTTTGCCATTAGCTATTTAGAGTTGAGGTTTGATGTGTTCGAGGTAGAATGCGCGTTTCTCTTTCGAGTTGCTTAGCGCGTTATGTTCAGCCCAAAGCTCATCAAGGTTTTTGTCCTCTTTGGCTTCGGATTGCGGTTTGTCCTCGACTGGTGCCTCAACGCCTTGCTTTGCCACAATGTCTGCGGCTTGCTGTGCGGCGCTCACTTTGCTTTCTTCGAGAGATGCGACCTTGTTAGTCAGGTCGTTGATTTGGGCGGATGCCGTTTCGAGTGCAGTTGTATGCTCTGCCTTCAGGTCGCCCAATTCCTTTTGGTGGGCTTCCTTCAGCGCCTCGATGTCGGCGCGAAGCTGATCGCGTTCAGTTGTGGTAGCTTCGAGGTCTTTCTCAAGCACCGCGATGCTTTGGTTCGCTTCGATCAGGTCCAGATGTTTGCCGAATAGTTTCTTCATCTTACCCATATGGGATAAAATGGAAATTACTAGAGGAGCGTCAAAAGCTCGGACATGCTGTTGATCACACCATTAGCCAGTCCAGCATCAACGGCTTCGACTCCTTCAAATGTTTGGCCCTCCATGTTTCCTTCGGGAATCGAGTGTTTCATGCTGACTTCCTCCTTAAACCTGGCGTGCCATTTGTCGACGCTGGCTTGCATGCGTTCCCTGGCATCTTCCGCCAAAGGCTTGAACCCTGCGTAGTCAAGTTTGTGTTTCCCGGCGCTGATTGCGTTGACTTTCAGACCCAGGTTTTCAAGCCATTTTGATTGATCAAGTAGCGCCACATAAACACCAATTGACCCAACGCTTGCGGACTCGCTCACAATCACATGATCCGCCTGGGCAGCTAACCAATATGCAGCAGAAGCGGCCATGCCTTCAGTGTATGCTGTGACCGGTTTCTCGATGCCTCTGATCTTTTTGGCAAGCTCCGGAAGGCCAACAACTGTTCCACCTGGTGAATCAACGTGCATCAGGATGTGGGACACGTTCGGGTCATCCGATGCGCCCGTCATCGCATCTTCAACGTCATTGTAATCGGTCATCCCAAACCATTTCTTGTCGATGTCGTCTAGGTTTTTGCCAAGCGCACCGTGAACAGGAACAACCGCAACGCTGCCGCGCATGATGTATTTCTGGTTTGGGTCGTTGGATCCGCGCATTTCTCGCGGATCCATTACCGAAATGCAGAGCGTTTGCAGGTATTCCGGAATTATCGCCCAGAGATCATTCGTTATTTTGTGTAGGAGCTTGTGGTTGATCATTGTTATCAAAAGTTGGGTTTGGTTGACGTTGGGACAATAGGTTTAGGGCGGCATCAATTTTGATTCCGTATTTTTCAGAAATGCGTTGAGCGCGGTCGAGAAGGTCAATGGTTTCGGCCTCGGTTTGATTGCGAAGCTCTTGCCAGTCCTGGCCACGTTCACCGGCATCCTCTGAAAGTGTTCGTGTCCCAAGTTTCAAGGCGTCTGCATGGGCTTTTGATTCCCTTCCGTAGTCGACCGTGATTTTCTTTGGAGCTTGCCAGCGGACCTTATACCAAGAATCGCTCGGCGGTATATCGCCGCGCTTAACTCCCGACGCGATCACCCAGCCCCAAACCCTGTTGCAGAATTTGGCGCAAAGTGTTTCCTGTCGTTCCTCAAATCGTCGCTGTGCTTTCTCAAGAATAAACCTTGAAGCGGTTCCTTGCTTGGCTGGGTCAACCACGAACTCGTATGGCAATCCAAGTCCCAATGAAACCTCACGGGTAAGGTGTTCGATGAAGCCGGTAAAGGTTGCGTTTGGCCGGTTGCTGGCAAATGATTCAATGGATTCGCCAATCCTTAGCCGTGGAACCATACCGGCCTGGAACGTTTCCCAAGGCACGTTGCCAGTGTCGGCGGCGGTGTAACCTGTTTCAATCAGTGCCTCGCCATCATCGGTTACACCGGATTCTGATTTAATGGCGATCCCGATGGCAGACGCCATTTTAACGCCAATTTTTTCATATTCCAGGATCTCAATCTGGTCTCGGATATGATCGGCGGCATGTGCAAGCGCTGTGATTCCGCGCAATTGCATCACCCGATCAGGATCGTAAACCAGTATAAAATCATTTGCCGAAACTGACCGGAAGGATTCTCCGTCTCTTAAGCTGTAAGCAACAGGTTTCCCGAATTTGTTTGCTGTTACCCCGTCGTGATCAAGGATTTTCTTGTCTTCGGATTCAATCACATGGGATTCCCTAAGTTGAAGCTGGGGAAACGAGTTATTGACCATCAGGAAACCAAGGTCGCCGTCAACATCCATTCGGATGCTTGCGATCTTTTGCATCTGCCAGAAATTGAACACCCCGGCAACGTCCGCCACCTTCGCCCACTCCTTGAAATAATCCTCATACTCTGATGCAAAATTCCCGGCCAATGATTGAGGTCTAAGCCCGGCTCCTACCGAATAACGAGCCATGTCGTTAATTGCGCCTTGAACCGTCCCATTGTTTGCATACATCCACCGGGCGTATCCCATCAACCTGCGGCGAACTCCCTTGTTGAGAGTGCTGTTTGAATCAGAGACGTTGTAGGGGAGTGCAGTACGATACCTGCCAACCTCCGCGCCTCGGTAATAGTTTCCGATGTATCCGCGTTTCTTCGGTTGCGTCTGCCGGGTTATCGGGTTGCCCCTGTGGTCAAGAATGTTGCTCATCGTCCGAACCGGGCAAACGTCATACGGGTTGATTTGGTTCCGCTAACCAATGATTTTTCGATTAAAACGTCCGTAAGCTGAACCGAAAGCTCTGCGGGACTCATCACGATTTGCTTGGTCCCGCTTTGT